CTTTCCTTGATTACAGTTACACGGACAGAAATTACAGTTACACGGACAGAAATTACAGTTACACGGACAGAAATTACAGTTACACGGACAGAAATTACAGTTACACGGACAGAAATTACAGTTACATGGACAGAAATTACAGTCACAAGTACAATAGTTACAATCACAAGTACAATAGTTACAATCACATGGACAAAAATTACAGTCACATGGACAAAAATTACAGTCACATGGACATGCTACTTTCCATTCATCGAGTTTTGTTACCAGATCATCTATATGAGCGGCGGCTATTAAATCTCCGACACTTACAGCACCATAAGATAATGTTGGTGCAGGACTTGGTGGAGTTACACCATATAACTTATTTACTATTTCTCCACGTAATTCATTCCAAATTGAGGCGGCAACAGGATCCACCATACTAGACCAAGATGAAGTTGCTATACTTCTTCTTGTAAATTCAGCATTTAATGAAGTTCTGCAAGTAGTTATGTCTGATTGTTCAATTAATGAACCAGATTGTGCTGGTAAACCAGTTAAATTGGTAGGACACGGCGAACCCATTATATCTCCATAAGAAACATTTTATACTTTCAAAATCATACTGCTAATTAATAATACTTTGGTAAAGCTGTGGACATATATTATATATATTATCATACTTTTACTTCAACAAATCCCGCATTACTATTAGATAATGCTATTCCAATTAAATCGTGTTTATGAGGCGTATATTCGTATTTAGTTATAACTTTTCCAGTTCCATCATTATAAGCTATAATAAGGTCTCCTTTGTTACATCCTCCCTCGATCTTAACAAATATTCTACCTGTCAAACAAATGAAAATCATATATTCATTTTCTCTTTGTTTCGCACCATCATTCATTCTCAATCCAGGTTTGTCTGAAACAACACCAGCATAGGGCATTTCAGCTTGATACAAAGTAACTTCTTTTGTTCCTCCAATTGCTAAAACAGTTCCTGGATCATAGATTTCATCAGATTCATATCTCTCGGCCAAGTCAGACCAGTTTGCTGATGTCGCTCTTCCATTAAATGTAACTGCATACATGTCATTATACACCATTGTTGATGTACCAATATCATGCGTATTATTTGCGACAGGAACAATAGCTACTGTTGTCATTGTTCCTTCAAAACCAGAAGTTCCGTGTGTTCTTAAATTTGCTACTCCAGTTGCACCACTTGAAGAGTAAATTGGGAAATTCATAGCTAATTGAGTTGGAGTTGTAACATCATCTACAAGAAATCCAGAATACGCTCCAAGAGTAGTTGATGTTGCATAATATTGAACATATCCAGCGGCTCCTGCTGGGAAACTTCCATCTAGACCAGCACTTCCTGATGTACCAGCAGAACCAGCACTTCCAGCACTTCCAGAAGAACCAGATGAAGCATAAGTTAATCCAGAAGATCCCGAAGTACCAGAAGATCCTTCTCCAAAAGTTAATGCCGCCCAGCCTGTTTGCGGTCCCTCAAAAACAATTTTTACAGTATTTGAATCTATATACCGAGTTGATTCTGGTACAATTACATCATAATTAGAATCTACAACTTCTATATTTAATGGTCTAGTTCCTAAATTATGATTTATCAACCAAACAAGGGATGATGCGGCCTGAGTATGAATAAAAGAACCACCGTCTTGTCCAGATGATCCTGCACTTCCTGCAGAACCAGAAGATCCAGCAGAACCAGATGATCCAGCACTTCCAGAAGTTCCTGCAGTTCCTGCAGAACCAGCACTTCCTGCGCTTCCAGTAGAGCCAGATGAAGCATAAGTTAATCCAGAAGATCCCGAAGTACCGGAAGATCCTTCTCCAAAAGTTATTGCGGCATAGCCTGCTTGTGAAGTAGGAAAGATTATTTTTACAGTATTAGAATCTATGTATTGAGTTGATTCTGGAAAAATTACATTGTAATTGGTATCTACAACTTCAATATTTACAGGTCGTGTATTAAGATTGTAAGGTATCAACCAAACAAGTGCAGGCGTAGATTGTGTATGAATATAAGAACCGCCGTCTGATCCAGAGGATCCAGCAGTTCCACCGGTTCCAGAAGTTCCATCTACGCCAGACGATCCTGCACTTCCAGCACTTCCAGCAGAGCCAGCACTTCCTGAACTTCCAGCAGAACCAGACGAACCAGCAGAACCAGAAGTTCCTGATGTACCAGCATCACCAGTTCTTGCAAATGTAACGATTATTCTATCATCATCAGCAAAGAATGTATTTTGTCCTGCGATTTTTGAAACTTCTATTTCTTGAAAATCTGTTTCATTAGTAACCTCTGAAATTGTAAACATTACAAATTCAGAAGAAGCGCCTTTTTTAGATAATTTTATATGACCCTTAATCGCAGAAGTTGCTCCCTCCACTTGGTCTAAAAAATCTGAAGTTGATGTTCCGTTTACATCAGCTTCGCTTATAGAAATTCTGTCAACCAATGCCATACTTGTGGGAGCAGTTCCAGTATCAATTCCTACTTCAAGCCTACCAGCACCTGGATCACTTGCGGCTCCTGTAAATCCTGTAACTTCAAAATCATATTCGAAAGATGCACCACCAAAAGTTCCTGATGTACCAGCACTTCCTGATGTACCAGCACTTCCTGCGCTTCCAGCACTTCCAGCAGAGCCAGCAGATCCAGCACTTCCAGCAGAACCAGCAGAGCCAGATGAAGCATATGTTAGTCCAGAAGATCCTGCGCTACCTGCAGAGCCAGCACTTCCTGCACTTCCAGAAGATCCAGCAGAACCAGCAGATCCAGCACTTCCAGATGATCCTGCAGAGCCTGAACTTCCTGCAGATCCAGCACTTCCAGCAGAACCAGAACTTCCAGCACTTCCTGTGCTACCAGCAGAACCAGAACTTCCTGCAGAGCCAGAAGATCCAGCAGAACCAGAAGATCCAGCACTTCCTGCGCTACCAGCACTACCTGCGCTTCCAGCAGAGGCATAAGTCAATCCAGAAGATCCTGCAGAACCAGCACTTCCTGCGCTTCCAGAAGATCCAGCACTTCCTGCAGATCCAGCACTTCCAGCAGAACCAGAACTTCCAGCACTTCCTGTGCTACCAGCAGAACCAGAACTTCCTGCAGAGCCAGAAGATCCAGCAGAACCAGAACTTCCTGCAGAGCCAGAAGATCCAGCACTTCCTGCGCTTCCAGCAGAACCAGCACTTCCTGCACTTCCAGAAGAACCAGAAGTTCCTGTAGTTCCAGAAGATCCAGATGAAGCATATGTTAGTCCAGAAGTTCCAGCAGAACCAGAAGTTCCTTCTCCAAAAGTTACTGCAACATATCCTGCTTGTGCGGTAGTAAAAATTATTTTTATATTACTTGAATCAATAAATTGGGTTGATTCAGGAAAAAGCATATTGTAATTAGAATCTACAACTTCTATATTTACAAGTCTATTTCCTAAAGCATGATTTACTAGCCAAACAAGTGCAGGCGTAGATTGTGTATGAATAAAAGAACCACCATCTCGTCCAGATGATCCTGCAGAACCAGCAGAACCAGCACTTCCAGATGATCCAGCACTTCCTGCGCTTCCTGCAGAACCAGAACTTCCTGCAGAGCCAGAAGATCCAGCAGAACCAGATGAACCAGCACTTCCAGCAGAGCCAGCACTTCCAGAAGATCCAGATGAAGCATATGTTAGTCCAGAAGAACCCGCAGATCCAGCACTTCCAGCAGAACCAGCAGATCCAGCACTTCCAGATGATCCCGCAGAGCCTGAACTTCCTGCAGAGCCAGCACTTCCAGCAGAACCAGAACTTCCTGCGCTTCCAGCAGAACCAGCACTTCCTGCGCTACCTGCAGAGCCAGCACTTCCTGCGCTACCGGAACTTCCAGCAGAACCAGATGTTCCTGAAGTTCCAGATGTACCAGCATCACCAGCCCTTGCAAATGTAACAACTATATCTTCATCATCTGCAAAAAAAGCATCATTTCCACCAACTTTTGAAACTTCTATCTCTTGAAAATCTGTGTAATTAGTAACCTCTGAAATTGTAAATATTACATATTCACTTGAAACTAATCTTCGATGAATTCTTACATGACCTTTAATCGCAGAACTTGCTGTTTGTACTTGAGTTAAAAAACTTTCAGTTGATGTTCCATTTACATCTACTTCACTTATAGAAATTCTATCAACTGTAGAAAAATCAGTAGGCGCAGATCCAGTATCAATTCCTACTTCAACTCTACCAGCACCAGGATCACTTGCGGCGCCTGTAAATGTCGTAACTTCAAAATCATATTCGAAAGATGCACCACCAAAAGTACCATCTAATCCAGAAGATCCCGAAGTACCAGCACTTCCTGCAGAACCAGCAGATCCAGCAGATCCTGCGCTTCCAGCAGATCCAGCAGAGCCAGCACTTCCTGCACTTCCAGAAGAACCAGAAGTTCCTGCAGAGCCAGAAGATCCAGCACTTCCAGCAGAACCAGCACTTCCTGCGCTTCCAGCAGATCCAGCAGAGCCAGCACTTCCTGCACTTCCAGAAGAACCAGAAGTTCCTGCAGAGCCAGAAGATCCAGCACTTCCAGCAGAACCAGCACTTCCTGCGCTTCCTGCAGATCCAGCACTTCCAGCAGAACCAGCACTTCCTGCACTTCCCGAAGAACCAGCACTTCCAGAAGATCCAGATGAAGCATATGTTAGTCCAGACGATCCAGATGTTCCAGAACTTCCTTCTCCAAAAGTTATTGCCGCCCATCCGGCTGTTGCCGTAGAAAATATTATTTTTACATTATTTGAATCTATGTATTGAGTTGATTCTGGAAAAATTACATTGTAATTGGTATCTACAACTTCAATATTTACGGGTCTAGTATTTAAATTATAAGGTATTAACCAAACAAGTGCAGGCGTAGATTGTGTATGAATAAAAGAACCACCATCTTGTCCAGATGATCCAGCACTTCCTGCGCTACCAGCAGAACCAGCACTTCCAGCAGAACCAGCAGATCCAGATGAAGCATAAGTCAATCCCGAAGATCCTGCACTACCTGCAGAGCCAGCAGATCCAGCACTTCCTGAACTTCCAGCAGAACCAGACGAACCAGCAGAACCAGACGAACCAGCAGAACCAGATGAACCAGCGGAGCCAGCACTTCCAGAAGATCCAGTACTTCCAGCAGAACCAGCACTTCCTGCAGAACCTGAAGAGTTGTTCAGATAAGTTTTTATACTAAATTCAGCGTGTTCGCCTTTAAGAAATAATGCCATTAAATACTCGTATAACTAATTACCACTGAAACTTTGTTTATTGTATCAGCAATTGCTTGAATAGTGTCACTTGCACCCATCAAGATTCTCTCGCTTCCAAAAGCAAAAGTATCAGTTGCATTTATTGTTAATTCCTTCATTATCGTATGTTCATCACCCAAAGTGTCGCCACTAGGAACAATCCATACCGTTACATCTATATTTGAAGCATCTGTATTACAAAAAAATATTGTTGTAACAGCAGATTCTCCTGATGAAGTATAAACCGTAGTAGGAGTTGCGGATGATGTACTCGCTATTAAATTTGTTTCGATTGACATATTAGAATATTAATCCATAAGTTATTGCTTTTTTGCGTGAAACTAATTCATCGGGATCATCAGTTCCTTGTCTAAAATATATACCTGTTCCTCCTGCCCCCGAAGAACTTGAAAAAACTGCAGATTGACCCGCAGACAAAGTAGGTTTATTTCCAGAAACATCATCTCTTTGAGACATCTGTACAAATCCAGTTGTTCCGCTTGTACCTACCAAAAATGTTTTACCAGTCACGCTTAATTCATTACCATCAAATGTTAAATTTGCTTCTGCATCACCAGTAATAGTATCAGCATTAATAGAAATTAAACGATCTTCTGCAGAATTATTTAGGTGTAAAAGCCCAGACGATCCTGCGCTTCCTGAACTTCCAGCAGAGCCAGCAGAACCAGATGAAGCATATGTTAATCCTGAAGATCCAGCAGTTCCAGAAGATCCTGAAGTTCCTTCTCCATAAGTTAATGCGACATATCCTTTTATCGCAGAAGTAAATACTATTTTTACAGTATTATTGTCTATAAATTGAATTGATTCTGGATAAATTGAATTATACCACTCATCCGTAACTTCTACATTTACAACTCTCAATCCTAAATTATGGGGTATTACCCAAGCCGCTGAAGCTACAGTTTGTGAATGTAAAAAAGAACTACCATCTTGTCCAGATGATCCAGCACTTCCTGCAGAACCAGCACTTCCTGCGCTTCCAGCAGATCCAGAAGATCCAGATGAAGCATAAGTTAGTCCAGACGATCCAGAACTTCCAGATGTACCAACATCACCAGTTCTTGCAAATGTAACAACTATGTCTTGATTGTCAGGAAAAAATGCATTTTGTCCACCAATTTTTGAAACTTCTATTTCATGAAAGTCTGTTAGATCAGTAACCTCCGAAATCGTAAACATTACATATTGATCATGCTCTGATTTTTGATGAAGTCTTACATGTCCTCTAATCGCAGAAGATGATGTTGCTACTTGCTGTAAAAAACTCTCTGTTGATGTTCCGTTTACATCAGATTCGCTTATAGAAATTCTGTCAACTGTAGAAAAATCTGTTGGAGCAGTTCCAGTATCAATTCCTACTTCAACTCTACCAACACCAGGATCACTTGGAGCTCCTGTAAACGATGTATTTTCAAAATCATATTCGAAAGCCGCCCCACCAAAAACACCATCTTGTCCAGATGATCCTGAACTTCCTGCAGAACCAGAACTTCCAGATGAGCCAGCACTTCCTGCGCTTCCTGCAGAGCCAGAACTTCCAGCAGAACCAGAACTTCCAGCAGAGCCAGAACTTCCAGCAGAACCAGATGAACCAGCACTTCCTGCACTTCCTGCGCTTCCAGTAGAGCCAGCAGAGCCAGAACTTCCAGCAGAACCAGAACTTCCAGCAGAACCAGATGAACCAGCACTTCCTGCAGAACCAGCAGAACCAGCGGAGCCAGCACTTCCAGCAGAGCCAGCAGAGCCAGATGAAGCATAAGTTAATCCAGAAGATCCAGATGTTCCAGAACTTCCTTCTCCAAAAGTTAATGCCGCCCAACCAGAAATTGTAGAAGCAAAGATTATTTTTACATTATTTGAATCTATATAATTAACTGATTCTGGATAAATTACATCATAATTGCTATTGACAACTTCAAGATTTATCGGTCTAGTTCCTAAATTGTGATTTATCAACCAAACATTGGAGGCTACAGCTTGAGTATGAATAAAAGAACCACCATCTTGTCCAGAAGATCCTGCACTTCCTGCAGATCCAGCACTTCCAGATGAGCCAGAAGATCCGGTCAGTCCTGTTGTTCCTGAACTACCAGCAGATCCAGAAGAACCAGATGAAGCATATGTTAGTCCAGAAGATCCTGCAGATCCAGATGAAGCATATGTTAGTCCAGACGATCCAGAAGATCCAGTAGAACCAGAAGTTCCAGAATCACCAGTTCTCGCAAATGATGCAACAAGTTCAGTATTGTTTTGAAAATTATTTAATGAAGAGTCTAAAAATGTAACATTTACATAATACCATGAAGGATTTGTAGTGTCAAATCCATTGATACCATATAAGAAAAAATCTTCAGGAGCTGATTTATCATAAACCCGAAAATGGCCTTTTGGATCACTAAAAGCAACATCATCGATTGTCTGTAAGAAAGAATCTATTGTTGTACCATCTTGATCGGTATCACTTATTCTTAATCTATTAGCAGTATTGGGATATGTAAAAGTACCAGAAGTTAATGTAAATGCTAATTTACCTGTGCCTGGATCATCCGTTGATTGATCTGTATTATAACGATATGCAAATGAAGCACCGCCAAAACCGCCATCTTGTCCAGATGATCCTGAAGTACCAACTGTACCAGAACTTCCTGAAGTTCCTGAACTTCCATCTGAACCAGAAGATCCAGCACTTCCTGCAGAACCAGCACTTCCTGCGCTTCCAGCAGATCCAGAACTTCCAGTAGAACCAGACGATCCAGCACTTCCTGAGATACCAGAAGAACCAGCAGAACCAGCACTTCCTGCGCTTCCAGCACTTCCCGAAGAACCAGAAGTTCCGTCTAATCCAGATGATCCCGCACTTCCTGCAGAACCAGCACTTCCAGCAGATCCAGAACTTCCAGCAGAACCAGACGATCCAGCACTTCCTGAGCTACCAGCACTTCCAGCAGAGCCAGCACTTCCTGCAGAGCCAGCAGAACCAGCACTTCCTGCAGAACCAGCACTTCCTGCGCTTCCCGAAGAACCAGATGAAGCATATGTTAGTCCAGAAGAGCCTGCAGTTCCAGAAGACCCTGAAGTTCCAGAAGATCCTTCTCCAAAAGTTACTGAACACCAACCTGCAACAGAAGAATCAAATATTATTTTTACATTATTAGAATCTGTAAATTGAATAGTTTCTGGGACAATTACATTGTAATTAGAATCTACAACTTCAATATTTAAAGGTCTAACGCCTAAATTGTGATTTATTAACCAGACAAATGATGCTATAGATTGAGTATGAATATGAGAACCACCATCTTGTCCAGACGATCCCGCACTTCCAGAAGTTCCTGTAGATCCAGCAGATCCAGATGAAGCATAAGTTAAACCCGAAGACCCAGAAGTTCCAGCAGTTCCAGCAGATCCAGAAGTTCCTGTATCTCCAGAAGAGCCAGAAGTTCCATGAGTACCTAAAAATGATCCATCAACTCCAGATGAACCCGCAGATCCCGAAGAAGTATCTCCTCCTCCGCCACCTCCAGATTCGCCCCAACCACTTCCTCCAGCTACTCTTTGTGCAGTTTGAGTGGCTTTTTTGCTAACTTTCTTAACAACTGCTTTGAAATTATCTAACTCTTTTGCAAGTTTAGTTACATCAGCATCATCACCTGGTTCTCCCTGGTCTCCTTTTGGACCTATAGGACCAGTATCTCCTAGCTCCCCCTTAGGACCCAGAACACCCTGTGGACCAATTCTTCCTGCTTCTCCTGCTTCTCCTTTAGAGCCTGCTTCTCCTGCAGAGCCCTGTTCACCCTTTTCGCCCTTGGATCCTTCAGTACCCTTAATCTCAAGAACTTTGACTTTTTCACCAGTAACAGGATCTAAAATTTCTTTTACACCCTCAACCAGTTCGTCTTTAGTCTTTTTTAATTGTTTTTTAGTATAAGCAAGAGAAGTTGCTAGAACCTTACTTAAATCTAAGTCTTTAGACTCTTTTTGATCATCTTTCATTTATATCTCTGCACCCACCTGAGGATCAATCTACAAATTTTTCATCATCTTCTAAAACAGAAAAAAGAATATCATTTACTTTATCTTTAATATCATTCTCTTTTTTCGCTGATTCAAACTTTTCTTCAATTTTCTTATCAATATTTTCATTGATATTTTGTTTATTGTTTGTATCTATTTCTACAGAATTGAACTGCATATCTTCTTCTCCCGAAAATCTAGGATCATCCATCTCTTTTTGAATTTGTTCATCATTAGTTTTAACTTCATCATCAGTCATCATTAAAATATGCTTTCTAATATATTCATGCGACCAATATTTTCCAGCATAATCTTGTAAATCTCTTAAAATGTTTAATCTATCTTGCATAAGTTCACTCTGTTTTATTTCTGCAAAATGACTATCATTTTCAAATTCATAAAATATTTCATTTTTAATATTTTTCCAATCGTCTTTAGACATTATGCCCTTGAGGGTTAATTGTCTTTCCATCATTTCATCAAACATTAAACTAAATCTGCTTTGAAGTTTATTAACAAAACGTGTAAATTTAACTTCATCTCTTGAAATTTCAGTAGCACGACCAATCGTATAATTTGCTTCTGATTCAAGTCTTGAAATAGGAACACCTAAAGATTTGTAAAGTTTTTTCTGAAAATATAATACATCTTCAATATCTCCAAGATTTGCACCACCAGGCAAAGTAGTAATTTCTGTTCCTCTTCCACCCTCTCTTCGTGGCATCCAATAATCTTCAAGCATTGACATGTGTTTTCTATCATCTCTAACTTCACCTGTTTGAGCATCATATACAAGTTTGTTTTTATATCTTGCCATTAAGTCACGCATGTATTGTTCTGCTTTTAACTTAGGTAAATTTCCAACATCAACATAAAAAATTCTTCTCTCTGGGGCTCGTGAAATACGATAAATTACGAGAGAATCCTCGATCATTCTTAATTGATTTAATGGTTTGATTGCTTTGTGTAGGTAGGACAAAACTAATGTACGTGTACTGTTCATCAGTCCTGAATGTGTATATACAATCGCATCAGGAGATATTTTTAAACCAGTGGCGGCACTTGTAAAAGCAGTACCCATTGTCTGCCCCTGTGATTGATATATTCCTTTTTGATTATAAACATAATATTCCGTGACGGTGGTTTTTGTTTTACCGTCAGGCTGTCTGTCGTTTTTCTTTTCTCGAATTTTCTTTATTTTTCTAGGATCTAATACTCTTAATTCATGAATACCTTTTTCCATATTGTTTTCATCAACAATAACATGATAATAAATTCTACCATCAATATACCATCTTTTAAAAACATCATGTCCTAAATTTTGTAGATCTAAAAGTTTACTTATTTGTTTAAATTCTAGTCTTATTTTGTCTCTAATAGGCTCAGAAACATTTAAATTATCTACATTAATTCTTACGAGGGGTTTTTCTTTTGAGGCTACAATTGCTTCATTAATAATATCATCAATAGCATTTTCTACTTCTGCTTGAAGACCCATATCACGATATCTGTTTATTAATTCAGATTCGCTTTTTATAGCTCCTTCTGTATCGACATATGTTCCATAAGCACCACCAGATGCTACTGTTAATGAACCATCTTCATATTCTGGTTCAGCAAAGGTTTGGGCTTTTACGTTTTTCTTTTCTTTTTTTCCGATTGAAAAACCGAACAGTTCAATAGGCATAATATTTCCTGAATGCGAGTTAAATAAAATAATACAATACTAATTTATATTTATTCACTCGCAAAATCAGAAAATTGAGATTAAGGCGCTTTATGTTGCAGAGCCTACAGTGATGGCTTTCGCACCTGTACCTTTTCCAGTACCTTTGGTGGTTGCGACCCGGGTCCAATAATCATAAGCAAAAGTTACAGTATATTCTTCAATGGTATCATTATCGCCCCAATCAAGGGTAATTTCTGAAAGATCAGTTGGAAACATATTTATAAATGAATAGCTTGCAGACTTTTTCTGACCCGCTCCTTTGCTGAATTGGTCAACTGTTCCTGTTGAAGTATACGAGAGTGATGGTGTTCCAGAAGCCTGAGTTGCCCGTATATTGCCCGAATGAGAATTTATATGGTCCATCCACTGTTCAAATTGTGATCTTATAGTAAAATTCTCATCATTAAGAACCGTTATAGTCCATTCTGGAAAAGTTCTATTTCCAGCTAACTTAACTTCTCTACCAAAATAAGGAACTATAACTGTTCCAATTGTGGCGCCAGGTATTGATGTTCCTTTAGCAAACAATTTCAAGTCAGTACCATTAAAGGCAGTCCCTGTAAGTACATTAGTAAGTGTTACCTCAAATAAATTTGCTCTTTGTCCATCATAGTGCATCCCATCTCTGAAGGCTGTTATATTAAATGCCATTTATTTTCTCCTTAAATTGCGTTAACCACTTCAGAAAATTCAACTCCTGAAGCTACTGCGACAAAGTTTAATCCAATGAAATTAATTGATTTAGTGGGCTTGATAAAAATATCGCCTCTAAACTCATTTCTATTTATAACCACAGGTGTATTATTTGTGCCGTCACAAATTACTTTAAAATCTTCTATTCCCCTTCGTCCTTGAATATCTCTTAAAAAGGGTTCAACCATAGAAACAAAATTTAATCGTGTAAAATCATCATTAAATTCAAACAATAAATTTTCAGCGGCATTTGCTATGGCTTTTTCTAGAATAATAAAAAGTCTACGCACATTAATTCTATCAAAAGATGATGGTCTTGCTAACAATGTTTTATCGCCAAATAAAACTTTGCCTTTTCCAGGAAATGATGCTATTGGATTAATTCCATTTGTATACAAATCATCTCTTTCTGCGTTATTTGGGACATATGCTAAAAATTCTGCACCTTTTATATTTCCTCTTGTAAATCCCGCAGGTGAAACATAGGGATTAACATTATCTGCTTGGGCACAGATTCCAGCAACATCAGCATTCATTGGAATCCACCTATACATAGAATTGTATCTGTCAAATATGTATTTGTAACTTCCATCCATAACAGCATAACTTGTACTTGGCATTGCATTTCTTCTAGCAACTACGTTTGTTATTTCAGATCCTTCTTTGTTAACAACATCTGCTTCTTCAGGAGAAATAAATACAACACAATCTTTTCTAGACTCTGCAATTTCATTGATCAAATATGTGCATAAAGTATTTGATGCTTCGCCTGAAATTAATAAAGAAACATCTATTTTTGCAGGATCTTTGAAATAACTATAAGCAGTAATTTCATCTGAAGCTGAAGAACTATATCCATCGGCTCCTGAGGAAAAACTAGCAGTCATAATTCCATTTGCACCCGAATCACTAAACGCTCCTGCAAAATAAGCTGAAGTGTTTCCTTGATCAAGAGTGTCTCCCCAATCATGAGTAATTTTATTGGATCCAGCATCAAGAGGCGCATCTCCCATAGCATCATGGTCCGTCCATCTTACATATCTGGAAGAATCATTTATTGCTTCTTTATAATAGATAATTTCACCAGTAGATCCTGTCGCTCCGCTTGCTACAGACAATCCTTCCCAATTTCCAATGACTTGCTTTTCTGGATTATTTCCTCCTCTAGAATCTTTTACTCCTAAAATCTCACCATCTTCATCTACTATTACGACATGAATTTCATCTCCAACATCTTTAGATCCAGTTTTTTCATAAGCATGAACACTGGTAAGAGGAGGACGTGAGCCAAAAGTACTTCTGTATTCCCATTCTCTTGACCAGTCAGCCTGTGTGGTTACCGCTCTATCTAATTTAGTTGCAACAGTCAATGATGTTGAATTTGCAATGGCTGTCACTCTTCTTTTATGGGCTGTAGGCGAATCATCATCTTTGAACGTAAGAATGTCTCCCACATGTATTTGTCGAGTAAAGTTAGTATGTGTTCCCGTAATTGTTGAACTTCCTGCTACAACAGTAAGTGTACCCAGCATATTGGTG